ATCGTAATCAAAGGTAATTTCAATTTCAGGAGTTACTTCTCTAATATATTCCCTAAATGATCTTGCGTCTCTAGCTAACAACAAGTTGTCAACAAATTGTCGTACAGTTTTACTTTCACTATTACCATCAACAGATGTAATAATATGTTTTAAACGAGTTGTTAATTCTGGATTAGAATCTTTGTGTATTTTTTGTAGACCTTTAACTTCATCACTTATTTTTTTCTCATCACCATGAGTTAATAGTTTAAAGGTTAAATATGGCCTGTAGAAGGAAGAGTATATGAAAATTCATTTTTACCTTTTTTCCATAAAGATTCATCTATGTTTTTAGGTTCTAATGTACTCAAGTCAATTGAACATTTATCTCCTTTATACATAAATTCATAATCTTTACCATAACCTAAAATACGAGCTGCAATCATAATAGCATTTTTGTCTACTAAAAGTAAATCATTATAATCAAATTTAGTTACAATTAATGATTGTAACAATTTATCAATAACAATTCCTTTTTCAATATAAGCTCTGTTAGTTAAAATGTCTTCTTCCTTAGCTGTCATGTATTTCATTTCAATTTTACCAGAAGCTAAAGGATGATTTTCAGGATAAAATAAACCTTTTGAAGGCAGGTCAACCATTTCTGTTGGAAACTTTAATTCGCTCATAAACTATTTTATTATAAATATTATAGAAAAAAAGAAGCTCGCAAAAATTGCGAGCTCTTTTGTGATTTTTTTACTAATTAGAAGTTCAATACGCAATAATCCATACCAAGTGTTAACTGTAAGTTAATAGCTGCGTTTTCAGTATCCCAGTTATATTCACCGAAGTTACCACCTTTAATAAACGCACCTTTAATAATCCATTCACTAACAATATCACCTACTGGACCTAATACATCAATAGTTAAGTCTTTTTTATAGAAATCACTATAACCATCTCTACCAGTTACTGATTCGTGGTGTAAACGTACCCATTCCATTACTGCTTGAGCACCTGATGGGGTAATAGGATCAAATAGTGTCATTGTTAAATCGTTCCACTTAGTTTTACCTTTTACTTTGGTATAAACGTTTATATGGTTTAACACTACTTCACCTTGTTCGAACGTTACAGCAGATATTGCTTTGATTATATAAGATGGAATACCATCTACATACATGATGAATCGGTTTGCCTGTTTTGGTTCAAAGGCGGTGAAAAATATTTCGTTTGGATCTAAGATTGCCATTTTGTTTTAATTATTTTATTTTGTTATAAATATTCAACTTTTAAAAAATTATGCTGGGAAAGTTGCTCCAGTTGGTAAGATGTTGAAGTTCAAGTAAACGAATTCAGCAGTCTTAGTTGGCTGTAAGTAAATTTGACCTACTAATTGGTTTCTATCAATTACATCAGCGGTGTTGTTACTATCATCCATAATTACTTTGAAAGCATACAAACCTTGACGTTGTTGTACTGATTCTAAGTATGGGTTAACTTGAGCTAAGAATTGATTTCTTGTAGCAATTGTGTTTTGTTCAAACACTAAGTTATTAGCAACTTGACCAATGTAAGATTTAAGAGCAATTAACAAACGACGAACATTTACACGATCCAAAGCACTAGCTTTAGTTTGTAATGTTTTCTGACCGTATACTACAACTCCCGTTCCTGGGAATGTTGCAATTGGGTTAACTTTGTTACTATATAAAGTATCTCTGTTTGCTTGAGATAATTTCTTTTCAGCTCTTACTACTGTGCTTAATCCACCTCTATTAATACCAGCAGGTGCAAACCAAGGTTCACTTACTGTATCGTTATAAGCATAAACACCTCCTACCATTGTTGAAGCAGGTACCCATACTAATTGAGCAGATGAAGGATCAATTGTTTGAACCCAAGGCCAATAAGTAGCAGCATATGAAGTATTTTTAGCATTTGCTTGAGCAGTTACTGTTGTAATACTTGAGCTATAAGGTACTAAATCTGTAACGTAGATATTATCACCTCTATTCATAGTATTGTTGATGATAGTATTTACTTGAGAAGCACCTAATCCAGCTTCACTACCAAATAAACCAGGAGTTAATAATACGTTAAATCTATAATCATCTTGGTTTGCTAATAAAGCAACCATGTTAGTATAGTTACTAGCACTAATACCTTGAATATTTGCAGCGTTACTTACAATTCCGTTATAATACTTGTTAGCACCTCCATAGAATAAATCACCAGTTGCTCCAGTGAACGAACCACTTGCATTTGCTGGAATAGATCCTGTAAATTGGTTTTTAGCAAAACCAGCATTATCAAAATAGAAAGGTGTTGGAGTTGAAACGGATGCTACATAAACATATCTTGAGGCATTAGGATAAGTTCCAAATACTTCAATTTGGTTATCTGCGCTAACATATGATTTGTACTGATCACCAATAACTTTAGATACATAATTAGGAGCTGTTGGATCCATTGATAAACCAGTCCAAGTTTCTAATACAGTTTGATCATTTGTTGTATCATTACCTTGTCTAATAATCAATGAGAAAGTACCTGATGATGTATCGGCGTTAGCAATTTGCCATCTAATATTATCAGATGAACCTGAAACTAAAGAACCACTAGCGTCTAATGAACTTGAACTGTTCATTATAGTACCTTCAGAAATAGTTTTTAACTGAAGAGCTAAAGTTCCACTGATGTTCACAAAGTAAGAGTAAACCGCACCTCCACTTACAAAAGTAGTACCAAATTTGTTTTGGTAATCGCTCCAAGTAGTAACAATCGTAGGTTGTTCTACAGGACCTTTAACAGTAGGTCCTATAATTGCCGCTCCTACGGTTACAGGTTGTTGTGATACAAACGACTGGTCGTTCTCTAATGATAATACGCCAGGAGATATTAATGTATTTGTAGCCATGTTCTAAATTAATTATTGTATTTTATTCTATAATAAATATTATAGAAGGGTTCAAAAATTAATCCATAACGGTAAATTCTCCATTGCTTAAATCAACAGATCCTTTACCATATTTGCTTGTAATCTCTTGGCTAACTTGTATCTCTTCTTGTTTTAATTGAGTTAAAAGGTCAACCAATGTTTCTTTTTGTAGTTCTAATTCTTGAATTTGGAATTCAATATAACCAAAATCAATTGTTAATTTGTCTCTTTTTGTTTGTAAATTTCTTAAAGTTTGTAACTCTTCAGGTGTAACTATTTGTTTTTCCATTTTATATTATGTTAGTTTTGATTAGCATTTATTAAATACCATCCAGGAGCTAAAAATCCGGATAGGGTTGAAATATACTGAAAGGTTAGATTATTAACACTTCCTACTCCTGTAAATAAATTATTTGCTGTAGCTGGAACACCTGGGTTGATTTTATTTCCATTTGAACCATAAATAAACACAGATGATGTGATTTCTATATTTGATAGAATTAAATTAGTTGCTTGATAGTATGGATTAAAATTAATTATTTGTCCGTTATTTCCTGTACCAAACTGTAAAGCTAATTGAAATGGAGAAGCAGATTGTGATACATAAATTTGGTTTGGAGTAGTACTTTGTACTGGGTAAGGAGTAGCTGATGAAGAATAAGTTATATCATCTATACCTATGTAAGTGTAAGTAACATTACTAGCATTTGATGCATAACTTGCTGATGTAGCAACGGAAGCGGATACAGCAAAAGAGGCAGTACCTTCAAAATAAGATGCAGTTAATGAATTATTACTAGGATTATACCAAAGTCCTGAACCATCAGAACCTGAATCAACATTGATTGCTCTGCTTGCTGGATATGAAGAATCTTTGGTAACAAAAGTAACTAAAAAACCCGCATTGGTTGTAGGAATATTATCAATGTCTACTGTATCAGCATTTAAAGCACTAAGGGCTCTAGAAGATGTAACAGCAACTGAGGAAGATACTGCTACTGAAGCTGTACCTAATAAACTGCCTGTAAATCCATTTTGTGAAGATACACTACCCGTTAATTTTAATGAACCCGATATTGTTACATCATAAGCTTCAACACCTGTTAAAGCGTCTATACTTTGTGAAATTTGGGCAGCGGTAATTAGTTGTCCATCTACTATACCTGTTTTGGAAAGAGTTAATGCCATATCGTTAATAAATATTCAGGATTTTATCAATTGACACAATTACTTGCTCAGGTTTTATAGTTTTTGTACATTCAAAATGTCTTGGTGTATTTTGATGTTCAGGACACCATTCCCAATCACCAGGATTTAACCAATGTTTATTAAAACATCCTGTACATACATTAGTATCATAATTAAATACACGTTCACATTCTAAAAATTCAGTATATGGTTCACTAAATCCTGAAATCATTACTACTGGTGTACCTATTGACCATGCTAACCAAGATAATCCACTACCAACACCTATAAAAGCATCAGCATATTTCATATCAATCATTCTATCTTCAATAGGATAATTACCTGTTTTATTAATTACTCCTTTTAATGTTCCTCCAAGTTTAGAATCATGCCAAACATCTCCTAATTTTTCACTTGTAATCATTACTACTTTATAACCTTTATTATTTAAATAATCAATTACAGCTTGCCATCCTCCAGGATGATTCCAATACTTAGCATGAGCCGAAGCGTGAGGAGCTATTACAACGTATTTTTCTTCAATTTGTCTTGATTTTTTAGGTAATGACAATTTTGGTCTTAATTCAAAATATTCTAGTCCTAAAATTGATGTTGAGGTTTGTCCTAAAGGGTGTTGTTTAAATTCAATAGGAATTTTAGTATCAACTACTTTTCTATCTTCATCATAATACCATCCAATAGTATACATAGCATATAAATCAAATACTTCTGTACTTGGTTCTACAAACTCTAATTCAGGGTATTCATCTTTAAACCATTTATTATGAAAAGTAGAACATATAACATGACAATTATGTTTTTTTCTAAATTCATCAATATAAGGAAACCAAGCTAAAGTATCTCCAATAGCTGATGAATCTAAGTGAATGTATACTCTTTTATCTTTAAGATTAAAATTATGTTCAAATACTAATTCCTCTGTTTCTTTATCATAAACTTCTACTCTCCACCATACAAAATATTGAATCGCGGTTTTAGTCCACATATTATTAGTAATTTCACTTTCATGAATTACTTTATCAAACTTAGTATCAATAAATTTAACAATATATGATTTTTGAATATCACCTGAGATTTCACATTTAGCCCCTTGAACAAAATTAACAAAAAATTTATTTTCGTTTTGTTTATAGGGTAAATTTAATTGTTGTAAATTGTTATATTCTTGTATTAAAACTTCTTTCATATCATTAAATAATCTTCTGTTAATTCATTTTTTTCTAAAATATTATACCCTAATGATTGTAAATAAGGAACAGCTACTTGTTCATTATCTTCTAACCAAACCATGGGTTTATCTCTTTTTATTAATTTTAACATACCTTCAAAAGCAGAATACTCATGTCCCTCTATATCAATTTTAATAAACTTTACAGGTTCATTAAAATATAAATCGTCTAAACTTATTACTAAATTAGGGTTATTTTCTTCAAAACTGTCTACACGTACTACACCACTGTTTTCTAATGAACCGTTTGTAAAATGAACTATTGAAGTTTTACTACCTACTCCAACATTAAAACATTTTATATCTTTATAAAATTGTGTGTTTTGTTTCAATAAAAGAAAATTTTCTAAATAGGGTTCAAAAGCTAATATTTTAATATTAGGAAAATTATATTTAAATTGTAAACAATGACTACCTATGTTTGCTCCAATATCTAAAAACAAACCATCTACTGGAAAATAAGTTTTCCATTTATCAAATAATTCAAATTCCCAAAAGTTATTGTATTTTACAATATCATCTGATATGCATTCAGGGGAATCATATATAATCATTGGGGTGTTGTTAATAGAAACTAATTTGGTATTTCTTTTCATATAAACTGTTTATATATTTCTAATAAATCTTTAGTTCTGTTTTCCCAACTTAATTGTTTACCTGTATTGATAGATCTAATTCTATAGCTATTCCAATTTTCTAAAATATCTTTTAAACCTCTATCCATTTCAAATACATTACGAGGAGCTCTCCAAGCACCATGAAAATCAGTAGCATGTTCCCAATCAGCAATTATAGGTAAACCAGCGGCTGCTGCCTCTACCATTGTTAAATTAGGATGTCCTGCTTCTAATATTGTTGGGTGAACAAATACATCGTGTTCATGATACAATTCTAATAATTTACCATTAGGTAAATCAAAAACCAAATTTAATTTAGGATAAGTTAACATCCATAAATGTTCATTAAAAAAATATTTATTTGATGAAGGACCTGCTATTGTAATAGGTAAATTATTTAAAGCAGCTAATCCCAATCCAAAAGTAAATCCTTTTCTATCAAAAGCTTGATTACCTCCTAAACCATTATTTGCTACCATTAGTAGTTTTGGTTCCGTAGGTTTATCTTTAGAAATAGGATAAAAATCATCGGTGTTTACACCATGAGAAAAATAAACACATTTATCACTTTCAAAATAATCAACTAAAAATCTAGCAGGCATTAAAGATATAAGTGAACCTTCAATTGCCTTTAAATTTTCTTTGTAGACATGAGAATCTTTACCATAATGAACTACGTGGTGGTCATGAAGTTGATAAATATAAGGAATACCTCTAGCTGCTAAATCATTGGCTAAATTAGCAACATGACAATGAACTACATCATATTCTCCTTGTTGAATATAACCAGCCATACTAATTTGTGATGTGTGACCTAATTTATTTATATTATTATGAAATTCCCACACAATTTTTTCTATTGCACCCCATGAAGGTGGTGGAATAGGAATACCGCATCCTGGGTCTACTTGGCAAATTTTCATTCTTCTAAAAATATTAATGGATTATCTGTTTTTCCGTCTTTAACTGTTTGTTCTATAATACTATATCCGGGGAGGTGTTTAGTGTATATTTTTTCTGCTGTACCTATTCTTAATCTAGCTATATTACACATCCATAAATCAATAGCATCCCAAGGAGTTGTTTCTAATAAATGTTTAATTTTATTAATTTTGTTTTGAGTAATTAAATATGATTGAGCAGGTATAAAGGGTGTTCCATCAGTCCAAATATCCTCTATTTTAGGACCATTTAAATTTCTATTTTGCCAAGGATTACCAAAACCTATAATGTCCATATCTGTTTGATGAGACAATCTATTAAATCTAATTAGTGAATCAAATAGTTCTACAAAATTACTATCAATTACTGTATCTCCTTCTATTATTACAACATAATCATATTCTGTATTATCTTCAGCACAAATAGCATTTTTATGAGCTAAATAACATCCGTAATGTCCTGGTGCTAATTTATAATAACCTGGTTTATCTTGAACAACTTCTGGACGGGCACAAGTATCTATAGGGGGCATTTCTGTCCATATTTTATTTACACGTTGCTCGTATTTAATATCCATCCACTCACAAAAATTTTTAATATTTTCTACTGAACGAATTTCTTTTGGGTTGGTTTCTGGTTCAGTAACTAAATGCATTATTTTAACTTTAGGATCATTTAAATAATGTAAATCTCCCTTCCACGTAAATAAACCATTGTTTTTTATTTTATTTTCAAAATAATCTTTATTTAATTCAAATGTATAAGTATTAACAAGATTATTAGTAACGGAATCATATATTTTAAATGTAACTACAAAATTATCATTTAAATTATATTTAACCATATCCCAAAACTGATACTTACTACTAATAAACAAATCTCTGTTAATAATTTCTACACCATTTTTTTCAACTGTGTATACAATAGTTTTACTTTCTTTATTATTTGATATTTGAATCCAAGGACAAAAATGATTTGGTAAATTTGTAGGTAAAATAGTATAATATTCTACCATAGAAAAATCTTCAAAATCAAAACTAGATTCAACGTACTTATCAAAACTTTCAGCTGGTTCTAAGAAAACATTTGAATTTTTAAACATATGATAAAAAATATTTTCTAAACCGTTTGATTCAGCTCCGTATTTTACCATTAAATCATCGTATTGTTTATCGTTTTCTATTAATGGTAAAGTATCTATTAAAAATTTAGGATTAGCACCTAAAAAGAAAGTATATAAACAAGGACCTTCATGAGCATTATAACTTCCAAAATAAGCATTTTTTGAATTTAATATATTAAAAATATTATTAATTAATGTTGTGTCTTTTAAATGATAATCATAATTAACACAGTACATTTTATTAAATCCTAATTTATTTGCTAAAACAGCTCCATTATAATAATTAGTGTAAACTGTAGGACCATGATATCTGTTATTTCCTTCACCTCTTAAATCCACCCACGTATCATATAAATCAGTGTAACACCAGTAGTTAGCATAAAAGGTATGTTTAGTTAAAATATTATTATTATCGTAAACACAATAATCAACTTCTTTTTGTAATTGCTCAGGAATAGGAGCATGTGAAGTTAAAATAATTTTATAACCTTTTTCTTTAATTTTTTTAATACATTCTAAAGTAGAATTAACAACAACATCCGTTACAGGGTATGTTGAAATAATAAATACTTCTTTATCTTGTTTTGGAGACAAAGTATCAATAATTTTAGATTTATTTGATTCAAAATCATCAAATTCAAGATAATTTACACTAGAAAACTTATTAAAATAATTTAAATATACTGGAAGGTTATATATTAATGTTGGAATTTGGTAAGAAATTGCCTCACGGATAACTAAGGGCATTGTTTCTTTATCATTTTCATGTCCTCTAGAGGTAAATAAAAACAAATCCATTGCCTGGTAGAATTTATCAACATCTGTTCTTTCATTCCACCATGTTAAATTTGAGGGTTGACTTTCTGCTAATGGTTCCCAATACCATTTAAAATTATCTGCTCTATTACCTAAACTATGAAATTCATATTCAGGTAATGATTTAGCATACTCAAAAAATTCTGCTTGGTTTTTACGGGATGTATATAATCCAACGTGTAAAATATGTTTTTTATTAGGATCTAAACCTAATGCTTTTAATGCTTCTTCTCTATTAGGGCGTTCAACATATTCAATAGGATATTCAACTAATATTTTTGGAATGTCTATATCTTTATATTGATTGATTTGCCATTGGGATACAAACATAAATTTATCGGGGAAGAATCTTTTATTATTTGTATCAAAAGATGAATCATGTGATGTTTCTACAATTTTGTAAGTTCTATCAGGATTATAAATTTGTTTAGCAATATTGTCATCCATAAAAAACTCCGGTATTTCTTCTAAATGAACAATATCGGGTTGAATATCATTAATAATATCGATTAATCGTTGTTTATTGTTGTCTAATGTGTAAAATTTTTCAGGATCCACGAGTTGTGTTACCTTATTACGAGTTACAACTAATACACCACCAGTACAATCTACCCATTCTACTAAATAGACATCAAAATCATTTTTTAATAATTCTATTTTTTTAGTTAAGTATTGAGGTAACCCACCTGTTGATAGATGGGGTGCAACATATAACAACTTTTGCATAACTATAATATAATAATAAATATCTAAACAACCAAGTTTAGTTAAAAACTATATCAAAAGTAGTTCTTTTATTTAAAGCTATTCCTGTACCTAAGTTATCTCCTGCTACAACTATTTGACTAGTTAAAGGATTAAACTGGTCAAAATTAGCAGGATTAGCAGTTGTTCTGGTTGTTCCTCCTCCTACTCCATCAGTATCATTAGCAGCAGTAGTATTACCTGTAACACCACCACCCGGAGGAGGAGGGGGACCTATGTAGTTAGCATTAGCATCTATTCTTATCCAATATTTAGTATTTACTGTACTAACTGCTACTAAAGTATCATAATCTGTTTGGTTATCTGTTCCTCCACCATTATTAACATTATAACTATATGCTAAATTATCAGTAGTACCATCATATATGTAAATGTTACCATTTACTATATTATCTATATTGTTGTTAGTGATAGTCCAAGTAAGTCTTATATTAGGATCTGAGTTATAGTCTCCCCAATTTAAAAATTTAAATGTATTTCCAGAGTTAAATGTATCATAAATAGCTTGTTTTGCTGTTTGTGATGCTCCTGAACCCATAAATAAATTATGATACATTAAAGAATTAAGAGTAGTAGCTGTACTAGCTGTTATAACAGAAGAAGAATATAGTAAACTAATATTTGTTTGGGGGGTTCCTGAAAAATTAAGAGCCCCCATTACTTGAGATTGAGATATAAGAGTACCTGCTGCTGGTAAAATCATAATTATTTATTTTTTAAATTATTGATTTGGGTTTGTATATCATCTATTTTGTTTGATAATTCCTTAATAGCTTCAATTAACAATCCACTCATGTTACCATATGCTACTGATTTAATTCCAGTTTTAGGATCTGTGTTTACTACTTCTGGAAGTACTTTTTCTACTTCTTGAGCAAGTACACCTGCTTTTCTAATTGTTGGATCATGTCCTTCATCTGTTCTTACAAAGGTAATACCACTAATTTGTTTTACTTTTTCAAGTGAATTTTCAATCAATTTGATTTTACCCTTAATTCTAGCATCTGAGAATGCTGTAATATCATCTGAAGCATATATTGAGATACCACTTACGTTACCGTTTACGTGTAATTTATATGATGGAGAAGTAGTACCAATACCTAATCTGCTGTTAGTCATATCAGCATATAGGAACGATACACTTTGTACTTGAGTTGTACTTACAGTTCTAACTAAGTAGTCAGGTTGGTTTGTAAATGAACCTCCACTAATACCTGAAGTACCACTGATTGATTGTCCACTTGAACCTGCTGAACCTGATGAACCGCTTGTTCCATTTATTCCTGAGGTTCCATTAGCACCATTAGCTCCGTTAGCACCTGCTGCTCCATTTGATCCGTTTGTTCCGTTTACTCCTGAAGTTCCACCAGCACCGTTTACTCCATTAGCACCTGCTGCTCCTGAAGAACCGCTTGTTCCATTTACTCCTGAAGTACCTGCATTACCATTTACACCATTAGATCCATTAGTTCCTGATGTACCTGAGGTTCTGCTTAAACCACTAGTACCTGCTACACCACTAGTTCCCATAGTTCCTGAAGAACCTGAAGAACCAGATGTTGAACTTAAACCACTTTGACCCGCTATACCTGCTGAACCGCTAGTACCATTTGAACCAGTTGTTCCTGAAGTTGCGCTTACACCTGAAGTACCTGCTACTCCGTTTACTCCACTTGAACCATTTGTTCCTGAAGAACCAGATGAACCTGAAGTTCTAGAAGCGCCTGAAGTACCTGCTACACCATCAGCACCATTTGAACCTGAAGTTCCTGAGCTACCACTTGAACCTGAAGTTCTTGAAATACCTGAAGCACCAGCAGCACCACTAGAACCAGTTGTTCCTGATGAACCTGATGAGCCACTAGTTCCTGAAACTGCGCTTCCTCCTGAAGCACCTGCTACACCATTTGAACCATTTGTTCCTGAAGAACCTGATGAACCCGATGTTCCACTTAAAGCACTTGCTCCTGAAGCGCCTGCTGCTCCATTTGAACCATTTGTACCTGATGAACCTGATGAACCTGATGTACGTGATATTCCAGAAGCACCATCATTTCCTGATGAACCTGAAGTTCCAGATGAACCTGCTGAACCTGAAGTTCTGCTTAATCCTGAAGTACCTGCTACTCCGTTTATACCGTTTGAACCGTTTGAACCACTAGTTCCAGAAACTGCACTTACACCTGAAGTACCTGCTACTCCATTTGCTCCATTTGAACCATTAGTTCCTGAAGATCCTGAAGTTGCACTTAAGGCACTTAAACCCGATGCTCCTGCAATACCTGAAGTACCTGAAGTTCCTGATGAACCACTTGTTCCTGATGTTTGGCTTAAACCTGAACCACCTGCTGCTCCATTTGAACCTGTTGTTCCAGTTGAACCTGAAGTTCCAGATGTTTGAGATAAACCACTAGCACCTGCAGCACCATTTGAACCGTTTGTTCCTGATGAACCGCTTGTTCCAGAAACAGCACTTGCACCTGAAGCACCTGCAGCACCTGATGAACCTGAAGTACCTGTTGAACCTGAACTTCCACTTGAACCTGAAGTTCTAGAAGCGCCTGAAGCGCCATCTGCACCACTTGAACCATTTGTACCTGAAGAACCAGATGAACCTGAAGTTCTAGAAGCACCTGATGTGCCATTCACACCTGAAGTACCCATTGTACCTGAGCTTCCTGAGCTTCCGCTTGTTGAACTTAAAGCACTTTGACCCGCTATACCTGCTGAACCG